TTCATTTAATGTAGAAAATGGAAATTCAAAAGCAGTACTTTTCCACCCATACAAAGGTCACGACAATCATGTTCACGTATCAAACACTGAAGTTTAAATTATGTTAAGATATTACCCGTCTTTTAAAGTAAAGACAGATCAAGCTACAACTGGTAACGAATATCTTTTAAATGGTCAAAATTACAAAGGCCCTTATTACGTTACTTACGATAACAAAGTGTATAGCGGTACGGATCCAATAGTAGGTCCAAGCGAAGAATTAAAGCCAATTAATTTCTACGGTCAAAATTCTACAATGCTTGCAACTTCTAATATGTCTGCAGAATTAAAGAGTCAACTGTCCAATAAAACTAACCTTTACAAAAATACTGGAAAAGAACCGCTTTCTTATTTTCCAAAACCTACCCAATCAGATTACGATACTGGATATATTATAAGATATTTTATAAAAAGAATTAATAGCAAAGGATTCGTTACAGAAATATCACCGCAAGAATACAACGATTTTGTTAATGGAACTGTTTTGTACGATGTGTCTTTCTATTTGGTACAAGACATATTCTGGAAGTTAACAGGAAATCTAAACACAAAAAGATATTCTCAGTACGATATAAGAGAGGGAATTATAGACACCAACAAAAGATTGGTAGAAGCAGCTAACATTAAATTCATAGGATTGGTAGAGTTCATAGGTGGTGAGTACGCAAAGTTCTCAAGACCCACTGCGTAGATTAATTGAATACAATGGATTGGATTGGTTATATTTAGTTCAAATTAAAAGGTTATGTATTTCATTGTAGAAAGTTTGTCGCAATTCGGCAACCTTGATATTAAAGACGAGTGTTTCGTACAGCTTATACCGGGAAACGATAGAGTTCATCCGAAGTTGACGTACCCAAGTTTACTATATTACAACGATGGAGAAAAAGGTTACATATTCCCCTTCAAACATTCAGAAAGCTTTTACTTGGATTTTAAAATGGTTCAAGAGTTTTTAAAGCTGCACAAGAAAGTATACCTATTAGACAAGAAGTTTCACTCTTACTTCTTAGATTTACCAAATGCTATAGATCTACACTTCGTTAATCTAGATCAAACTAACGAATTTAACCAGTTCGATTGCGATACCAATATTCACCACGATTTTTATTCTCGTTATGGGCACCTTCCCATCACAAACGAATTAATACCGATATCGAAGCACTACGAAAGATGTCAGTGCTTGTACGATTACGTTAAAGGCTACTTTGGATTAGAAACAGATTTACAGACTCAAGAGGACTTCGTTAGCGCATACAAATCAGTCGAGGAGAATCCAATAAAGATAGATGTTAAGTGTTTGACAGATAAGTATCAGATTCACGATCAGAGCTACTCTATAGAATTGGACAAGATGTACTCTTGTTATAATCTGTATAATTTAACTGGAAGACCGACCAATTCTTTTAACGGCATCAATTTTCTTGCGATTCCAAAAGAGAACGACTTTAGAAGCTGCTTTTTACCGGCTAACGATTTTCTTGTAGAATTTGACTTCGACGCTTACCACTTACGACTTATAGCAAGACTAATAAACTTCGAGTGTCCAAAGGATTCTTTTCACATATATCTAGGCAAGCAATACTTCGAAAAGGAAGAGTTAACAGAAGAAGAGTACAAAGAGTCCAAAACTATTACGTTCAGACAGCTTTACGGTGGAGTAGATAAGCGATACAAGAAAATTCCGTTCTTTGCAAAAATGGAAGAGTTTGCTGAAGAGGTATGGAAGGCGTACAAAAGTCAAAAAGGTTACAAGCTACATACCGGCAGAGTTATAAGACCTGACGTTTCAATGACCAAGTACAAGCTATTTAACTACGTGGTACAAAACCTAGAGACAAAAGAAAATATAGATAAGATACAAGAGATTCAAATATATCTTAAAACAACAAAGGCCAAGACCAAGCTAATCTTGATCACCTACGACTCGTTTCTATTTGATTTCAGCAAAAAGGACGGAAAAAAGACGCTAGAGGAGATCAAAACTATATTGGAAAAGGACAAAATGATCGTAAAACACAAACATGGGACCAGTTATGCATTCTAAACTAATTACAAATATTTATTAAACAAGGTTATGACAGAAACAAACACAATAGAATTAACACCAGAATCGCTTATGAACAAGCTATTTTGCACATTCGCTAAAAAAGAGTTATTAGACGAAAGGTTGCAAGAAATCAATAAAGAATACAAAATACTATACAATAAGATATTTGTTTTGTCTTCCCCTGAATCGGATGAGTACATGTGTACATACAACATCGAGATAGAAGGGCCGAATACAAAGATACTTCCCAATACAATCCTTTTGCACAGAAAAAAGGACTCAAACACGCTATATACAATTAACGCACTCAATACTTTGATTAAGAGTCTGAACAACGGCGTCCTGGACAATTCGTTTATGGTGAATTGGTCGGACTACAGAAACTCAATACTATTGACCCAAGGCGAAGAGTTAAGAAAGCTAAATACCTCTATCCACAAGATAGTTGCAGTATAATCCACTGAAAAATAAATTTTTTTCTTTCGATTATTTTTAGTATATTAGCTATATAATAAATTATTAAACAACAGTTATGGACAATTAAAGTCTAGGCTCGCTTCCCTACAAAATCCAAGAGGCGGACAGAAAAAGGATTTCAGTTTAACAATCTGGAAACCTACTGTAGGTAAACACTTAGTTCGTATTGTACCATCCGCGTACGACAAATCGAACCCATTCAAGGAATTATTTTTCCACTACGGCATCAACAACAAGACGATGATTTCTCCGACTTCTTTCGGCGAAAAAGATCCAATCGTTGAATTTGCTCAAGGTTTAAGAAAGAGCGACGATTGGCAGTCAGCTAAGAAGTTCGAACCAAAATTACGCGTATTCGTTCCAGTCATCGTAAGAGGCGAAGAAGAGAAAGGCGTAAGACTATGGGAATTCGGCAAGCAAGTCTACATGGATTTGTTGGCAATCTTAGAGGACGAAGACGTAGGAGATTTTACAGATCCTATTCAAGGTCACGACATTACAGTCGACACAGCAGGTAAAGAAACCACTGGATTAATGTACAACACTAGTACAGTAAGAGTTAGAACAAAAGTTACTGCGTTATCAGAAGATGCAGACAAAGTAAAGTTATGGTTAACAACTCAACCAGAGCCTAACACTCTATTTAAGCGTTGGTCTTACGAAGATATGAAATCTGCTTTAGGCGCTCATTTGAACCCTGAAGAAGAGATCAAGCAAAACGCAGACGTAGTAGTTGAAAAAACTGCACAAGTAGGAGATTTACCTTGGGAATCAAAAGAAGAAGCGGCTAAACCAGCTTTTACTTTGAACACAAGTAAGACAGAGATCGATAGCAAAATCGATGACCTTTTTAACTTCTAAATTCATATAAGCCCTCACCTAAAAACGAGGGCTTTTTAAACCGCACAAATGGCAAAGGCTAAAGAAGGGTTAAATAGCTCCATATCAAAAGCTATCAAGACAGAATTTAATTTAGACAATTTTAAGAAGTCAAAAAATCTTTCATCTACATCGATTAAATTTAAAGATCAAACGTGGATTCCATTATCGAAATCGTTTCAAGACGCATTACAAATTCCAGGCGTTCCAAAAGGTCACATTACTTTATTGAGAGGTCACTCCGATACAGGTAAAACAACCGCTTTATTGGAAGCAGCGGTAAACGCTCAAAAGATGGGCATTCTGCCTGTCTTCATTATCACCGAGATGAAATGGAGTTGGGAACACGCAAAAGAAATGGGATTGCAATTCGAAGAGGTTGCTGACGAAGACGGCGTAGTATCCGATTACAAAGGATTCTTTTTATTCGTTGATAGAGAAAAGATGAACTGTATCGAAGACGTATCGGCATTTATCTTGGATATTTTGGACGAGCAGAAGGCTGGAAACTTGCCTTACGATATCTGTTTCTTTTGGGACTCTGTGGGCTCCGTCCCATGCCGACTATCGATTGAGTCAAACAAGAACAATAACGAGTGGAACGCAGGCGCTATGTCGCAACAGTTCGGACAATTTGTTAATCAGAAGATTGCGTTATCAAGAAAAGAGAGTCAGCCTTATACAAACTCATTCGTTGCAATCAATAAAGTTTGGGTCGCAAAGCCTGAAACTATCATGAGTCAACCAAAGATGAAGAATAAAGGCGGAGACACAATGTTCTTTGACGCGTCTCTTATTATCACTTTTGGAAACGTTACCAATGCAGGCACAAACAAGATCAAAGCTACCAAGAACGGTAAAGAGGTCGAGTTTGCAAAGAGAACAAAAATCTCTTGCGATAAGAACCACGTTACTGGAGTTACTGCTTTGAACAAGGTTATTATGACAGTACACGGATTTATTGACGACGATAAGAAAGCATTGGACAATTACAAGAAACAGTATTCACATCAGTGGTTAAAAACACTAGGTTCAAAAGACTTCGACGTAATTGAAGAAGCAGACGAAGACATTAAAGACCTATTTGACAGTTCAGAACATGAATAAAGATTACCAAAAGATATTCGAATCGCTTGGAAAGGAAGCAGTAGAAGAGACAAAAGAAGATCTAAAGGTAAACGATAGAATTTTAATTATCGATTCTTTAAACACTTTTCTAAGAGCGTTTACGGTTATACAGCATTTTAATAAAAGTTTGAATCACGTTGGTGGATTAACAGGTTACCTAAGGTCGCTTGGTTTTGCCATCAACTTGGTTCGACCTACTAGAGTGATTCTGGCGTTCGATGGCAAGGGCTCATCAACGAATAAACGTTATATCTATCCGGAGTACAAAGCTAATAGAGGCATACGCAGGGTTACTAACTGGGATGCTTTTGAGAATCAAGAGCAAGAGTCAGAAGCAATCACAAATCAGTTAGTTAGATTAATAGATTATTTGAAGTGTTTGCCGGTAGATTTAATTTCAATAGACAAAATAGAAGCTGACGATGTTATCGGTTACATCACTCAACAGATGGACACCAACTTTACAATAATGTCTTCAGACCGAGATTATTTACAGCTCGTATCTGAAAGGATTACCGTATATTCTCCTACGAAAAAAATCTTCTACACTCCCAAAAAAGTCTTAGACGAATACGGAGTTAGCAGCGAAAACTTTTTGAATTATAAAGTTTTAACCGGAGATTCTGGAGATAATGTTCCTGGAATTAAGGGCATCGGACCAAAGACGATAACAAAACTTTATCCAGAATTATCGAGCTACAATAAAATGACTTTAACAGAAGTTATAGACAAAGCAAAAGAAGGCGACGGAAAAGCATTCATGAGTATTAGAAATTTCGAGCATCAGTTAAAGATAAACGAAAAGTTAATGGATCTAACAAATCCCAACATACCAGAAGATTCCATTGTAGAAATACAAGAAATGTTGGCGAGTCCTAACAAGACTTATAGATCAAAGGAATTTATGGAAATTTATCACGAAGACGACCTAGGAAATTCGATAGCAAATCTCCAGTCGTGGTTACACAATCATTTTCACCAGTTATCAAAATATAAATAAGTTATGGCAGTTTTAAATCAGTTACAACAGTACGGAGTAGGTTTTCAAATTAAGGTTTTATCTAGCTTATTAAAAGATAAAGAATTCTTACAAAACATAAACGACATTTTAGACGTAGAGATGTTCGATAATCCAGCACACAAATGGATTGTACAAGAGATATTAAGGTACTATTACAAGTATCACACAACGCCTTCTATGGAATCTTTACAGGTCGAAGTTAAGAAGATCGACAACGACGTATTAAAGGTGAGCGTAGTAGAACAATTAAAGGATTCGTTAAAAGCTACGGACGAAGACAGAGAATACGTAGAGAGCGAATTTTCTAACTTCTGTAAGAATCAACAGATGAAGAACGCGATCATGAATTCTGTTAGTCTTTTGGAAAAAGGCGAATTTGATCAGATTAGATCAATGATCGATACAGCGTTAAAAGCTGGTCAAGACAAAAGAATAGGACACGAGTACGAGAAGGACATGGAAACTCGATACAGAATGGAACAGCGTTCTCCTATTGCAACTCCATGGGCAAACCTAAACGAATTGCTGATGGGCGGTTTAGGCGTAGGAGATCTAGGAATTATATTCGGAAATCCAGGCGGTGGTAAATCTTGGTTGTTGGTTAACTTAGGCGCCATAGCAGTGCAAATGGGTTTTACGGTTAACCACTACACATTGGAATTATCAGAAGACTATATCGGTAAAAGATACGATGCGTTGTTTACTGGCATAGACGTTCAACAGATTCACTTGAACAGAGATAAAGTTCAACAAGAAATTGACAAGCTAAAAGGCAAATTAATTATCAAGGAGTTTCCAATGGGTAAAACCACACCCAACACTATAGAGAATCACATTCAAAAGTGTAGAGATTTAGGGCATCCTCCAGATTTAGTCATTATAGATTACGTTGACCTGTTAAAGAGCAAAACAAGATCTATAGACCCAAAGGACGCGATAGACGATGTATACACAGCAGTCAAAGGTATGGCAAGAGAAATTAAAGTACCAGTTTGGACAGTATCTCAAGTAAATAGAATGGGAGCAAAAGACGATGTAATTGAGGGAGATAAGGCCGCAGGATCTTACAACAAGATGATGATTGCTGACTTTGCGATGTCGTTATCAAGAAAGAGACAGGACAAGGTAAATGGCACAGGCAGAATGCACGTAATGAAAAATAGGTACGGTGCAGACGGCATGACCTACGCCGCAAAGGTCAACACGAATTGCGGCAGAATAGAAATTAGTAAGGACGAGATGGACGAGGACAATTTGACATTC